GCGCAACCGTAGTATCGGAGATAGCCTTCGGCTAGCAAGTAATCCCACTCACACTTCTCAAGGACTGCTTTGCACTCCGTCATGCCAGCCCCGGAATCATCACGGAGCATTTTTATCAGGTCAGATTTAGATGGTTGCATCATCCATTCCTGCTGCGCGTAGTTTGACAATGTTATTGATTTGGAAACTTTTGGCTTCGATGCCTTTGTGAAGACCGATCCACTTGTTTCTCAATAAAGCAAATTCGTTAACAAGTAGTGCCATATCAACTACGTCCGAATCACCCTCCGCATATTTATCGGCATCCCGAGAGGTAAGGGCTCGGTCATGATGCTGTAAATATTGGATGAACTTGTCGGTCTTGATCTTCCGTAGTTGAATGTTTAAGAACTCGAGGATCGCCTCGATTTCCTGCAATTGGTTGTAACGGTGCTCTACCACTCCCGGAAGTTCGGCCGAGAATTCTTCGAGTCGTCTGCCACGTAGTCTTAGGTCAGTTACTTTTGCGCCTGCTAGCTCAGTTTCAAAATAAGATATGCAGTCAGTCAGTTCGCCTAAATCTTTTACAACCTTGTTGTACCACATATTACTCTACGCTTGCTTGTTGTCTTATTGCTACTATAATTCCGTTGCGCATTGCCTTTGAAAACATCAGTGCCCGTGTTTTGTTGTTCGGAAATCGTCGAGTTAACTTCATTGATTTCGGCGGCACACTTAGGTGATCAATTAGTAATTGATGCAATTCAGTAATAATAACCGGCTGCAAAATTTCTGAGGCCATTTCTGCGTCAGTTGTAATTTTTGCTATTACCAAGTCGATAGCTGCCAATGCTTTTTCTGCATTGCCTTCTATAACTTTTTCTTTAAAATTTTCTAGTAAAACTCTCATTAGTAATCTCCATACTCGTTGTCGTCTTCATCATAGTCTTCTTCGAGTTGTGTTTTAATTGCTGCGCGCAATTCGCTGTCTAAATCTGCATGATTTCCTAATTCATCTAGGAATCCAAACTCGTCACAGACAGCTACAATTGCGTCAGCGGCATCTAGCCTATCCTTTGCTTGAACCAATGGTTTTATACGTGCCCATAGTTCGATAATAAACTCGTCTCTCATTCTACTTCCTCAACAAATTCGATGTTTGAATCAACGATATCGTTTTCAGTAGTGGACATAATCTTATCTGCAAGGTTATGATTTACAGTTTTCTTGATTTGATCCCATTCTGCCATAATACGATCAAGACAGCCGTCGTCATTCTTGTTCCATGCTTTCTTGAACTTCTTGACTACTTCGCCATCAATCGGAGAAGTAAACACATAGCTGTTACCCTCTTTGGTCAAAATTCCCATTTCAAGAATCATATCAAACAATCCTGAGTATGGATCCATTCCTGTATCAAACGGAATATGAACCTGGACACTTTCAAACGGCTTTGCAAACCTAGACTTAACAATATTACACTTGGATCGAATTCCTTTAACTTGTGTGATCTTGTTTCCATCTTCGTCTTCTTTGAGCTTTAGTTTAGTCATGCCAACTATGATTGAGCTAGCAAACAAAACACCGCCACCACCACTGATCACATCGTCAGGATTAAACATGTCTTGTGATTTGTATGTGTGGTTTGTTGCAACGAAACCGATGTTCCATTGTGCAATCCGATTTACCGTTTGTGACACTAGTGCCTTGAGAGACTTTGCCTTACGGCCCATATCGCCTTTCATATCTGCACGTTCAAATTGTGCAACGTCGGTCGGAGTAGATAGCATGCCTAGAGAATCAACAACGAACAAAATCTTCGGGCGATCCTCGGGTGCTTCTTTTCCGTATTCTAGTTCATAGTCTTTAATGAATGCAGTTAAAATGCCTGCAACGTCATCGACCATCGAGACTCCGTATCGCTGCAATTTATCGGGGCTTGTGTCAACACCGATAGCTTGAAGCCATGCTTCGTCGAGCGCATTTTCTGAGTCGAGAATGACCGGGAAGATGCCTTGCTGTTGTGCATTGCGTACTAAGTTTCCTGCTGCGATATAGCTCTTTCCTGAGCCTGATTCGCCAGCGAAACATGTGACCTTACCTAGCGGGATTCCGTCTTCGAATCTGCCTGAGATAAGATAGTTAAGTGTATAGTTGCCAGTAGACACCCAGTCAGTCGGATCGTTAAATCCTGCTGAGATACCTTTAATGGACTTTGTAATACCTTTCCGAAACTTGTCGGGATTAAATGGACGTACCATGATTATTCTCCAGTGAAATAAAAGGGGCAGTTTCCTGCCCCTAATTATTAGGTTGTTGTGCGAGCCCGAATCTTAGCAAGAATATCTTGCGCGGATGTCGACGTAGGTGCCGAAACACTCGGAGATTCAGTAACGGTCTCCTTCTCTTCGACTGCTGGCGTTACCGTTAGGCTAGATGTTGGTGCTGCCTTCGTCGGTGCTGCGTTTGCGGTTGTGTCGTCATCGTCGTCGCTATCGGAACTGGAGTTGGAACCTTCAATCTCTAGACCCCAAGGCTTGTAAAACGTGCCCCAACGCTCTGGATCGTAAAGGTCGCCTTCAACGGATGCTTCAAACATCTCGAAAATTGCATTTACGCCTTCGGCTGTTGGACGCTTCGGAGCCCAGTCAGTTAGATTAAACAGACCGTACTTCTCGATTGCCTCAAGCTGATCTTCGGTGAGTGAAGTTTCCTTGCGGCTCCAACTAGACGTATTGTAGTCGTTGTATTCGCCACCTGGCTTCTTGGTACGTATGATGCGGAAGTTAATACCGTTGAGGTAATCCGTAGGCAATGTTTCCATCTCTGGATCCATCAGTGCTTCTTTAATTAGATTGAAGATCTGTGGTCCGATGCTAAACTTGCGGATTGGATTCTCTGGTGCGCTTTCTGCGTCCTCAGGAATTGGGTTGTCAATAACGAAGCCCTGGAAAATGTATGAACGTTTCTTCCAGTACTTACGCGCTGTTGCTTCCAATGATGTATCCTTGAACCACGGACGTAGTTCAGCGTGAACTGGGCATACATCGCCCCACATTTCAACGCAAGGTACTTTCACATATACTTTCTTGCTTTCGTCCCCGCCCTTAACTCCTGGGAACTCAAGATTTATCATCTGTAGTTCTTTCCAAAAGTAGGTGTTGTCTTGGTCGGCGTCAGGTAGGAAACGTATATTTACTGGTACGTTTTCTCCAACATTCCAAAAGGGGTATACTAGTGAGGATCCGAACGATTGTTTGTTTCCTGCTTTCTTGTCTTCGAGTGCTTGTAATTTAGCACGTATTTCTTGTAGCGTAGCCATGATTAATTCTCCTTAATGTAATTATTATAATAGCCAAAATGCATACCATGTTTCTCGCCATAAGTGCATTAGTCTTATATTGAGTCGATGCATATCATGTTTACACATTATACTGCATCTATACTTATCTGTCAAGCTTTTTAACAGACAATATTATTTATCGTTTTCGCTTGCGCCGTGGCGGTTTATTAGACGTAGCCTTCTCCGTCGCAATTTTCACAATCTTCGCCGTGGTGTTTGCCAGTGCCATCACATACCTGACAATCATCCATAAAATCTTCGGGATCGACATTTCCACCACCTTCGTAGTTGTAGCCGTGATCCCAATCGCCTGGTTCTTCGCTGATAGATTCCTCATTGTAACGCTGATGAGTAAGCTTGTTCTTTATATCTCGATAAAAGCGTTCCATCGCTGCCTTGGATGGGAAGTTGTCGCGTGATAGAACAAGGTCTGTAAAGTCACCCATGTGCCGAGTCATTGTTGTAACAATCTCAAATGGCACACCTTGATGTTCGCCACTATAAACTGTTTCTACTCCATTATCTCCAGAACGACGAAATGTTTGTTTCATACCGAGGTCTTTCACAAGGCGGTCGCCCATTGTAGATGTCGAAAAACTGCGCGAAATAAGCTTCGTTATAGTATTGTCGTTGTCATCCTCATACATTGCCCTTGGATCTTCCTCATCATTATCGTGTACGCCGCCTGCTGGATCCATCCATTGTGTTTCTGGATCATAGCCTAACATATCTGACGTCTCACTTACTTGACGCTGATAGCCGCAACGATTGCATTGTTCCGCAGCACCCGTCATTGTGTCGCCAGTTTCCATTGTACCTTTGCGACAGCGAATGCATGTATCGCCTTCTGCTTCGTCTAGCCCTTCAATCTTACGCAGCTTTCCTACACATCTATCACAAATAGGAACATCACCTAAGATTGGGTGCGGCTCGGTTGTTGTTGCATCGTTGTGGCATCCTGCCCACCATGCGCATTCCTGGTCGTGTCCTTGTGCTGGAAAATCTTCGCCTAGCCCGTTTTTGCGATCTGTTAATCCAGCATCAATCATTGATCTAACTTCGTCGCCATAATCATTCGAGAGATTATCAAGTACGTAGGCATCAACATCGTCAGGACGACCAGTTCGTGAACCAACCGGAATTTCATCAGCGTGAGTAGTTAAGAAATGATCGTACAACTTATTAAAGTAAGATGCGCCGTATACTATGTCACCTTCTTTATCCAAGTCACTGAGTAAGTCGGCAAGTTCTGCACCGTTGAGAATGTCTCTGATACTATGGCCTTCGTCTTCTTCGAGGCCCATTACTGATGCTGCTTTACCAGCAAGTTTATTACCAACTTCTGTGCCCTTAGCGACGATCTTATTACCAACGTCTGCTATCTTGTCACCCAAGCCTTCTCCGATAAAATCTGACCATTCATCAGAACGTATTTCGTCGCCACGTCCTGTTCCATCACAAGCATAGCAATCAGACATATCTCCATCTACCCCAATACCAGATCCCTCACAATCAATGCAGTCAGCACGATCAATATGCATACCTTCAGCATCTTCTGGAGGCATACCCATATGTGCGCCAGCTTCTCTCTCGCCTGCGTGATAATCGTCATAGTCTGCTTCGTTTACTTCAAACTCAAGGTGGTCGCCGCCAGCCATACCATACATCTTTGTAACAAGAGCATAATCTTCGTGGTCTTGGTTGAATTGTAGCCAGTTTGCTAACATATCGAGTGAGCCTTTGTCGCCACTGTTTTTAGCAGCCCATGCGACGGCGCCGCCCAATCCATCTTTCTTTACCTTTGCGACTGTTTTCGCTACTGCGCTATCTATTAATTTTCTTGCGCCTTTGCCAACCAATTTTCCAAGTCCACGGCCAGCTTTCTTAGCTATGTTGTCGAACATGCCTTCGTCCATTTCGCCTTCGCGTACCGCATGTTGATATCCGCAGCGATTGCACTTCTCTTGTGCGCCCATCATTGTGTCGCCAACTTCCATTGTGCCTTTGCGACAACGAATACATGTGTCGCCTTCGTCCTCTCTGACTTTCCCAGCACCTA